TCAATAGGTGGCTACTTTACCAGATTCTTTTGTGTCTGTAACGACAGATTGCACGTAGGACAATAACCAAAAACTTTTTCGCCCATCCTTGTATGGCCTTTGGTATCTGCCTTCACGAATCCGAGCGTCTAGAGTTTCAGGTTCGATATTGAGCATGTGTGCAAATTCTTCACGACCAACTCGGCGTTCTTCTTTTGACTGAGCAATACGTTCAGCTACAGCAACAATCTTTTCTAGAATGCTAGCCTCTATTTTAACTATTTGTCCCATTTACTCCTCCTTACTTTCCGCTTTCATAAAAGTAATCCAATGTGTGTTACTGCGCTTTCCACTAATGTGGCCAAACAATGGTTTTTGATCTGTGAGCGCTAAAACTTCACTAACTTTGATTTGTGTTTCATTCCATTTGAAAATTAAAACACCACCATTGGCCAACACACGAAAGCATTCTGCAAAACCTTTGCGAATATCTTCGCGCCAATCTTCTGACAACTTCCCGTACTTGGCGGCTAGCCAACTTTGCTTTCCTGCTTTCACCAGGTGAGGAGGGTCAAACACAACTAAAGTAAATTGGCCATCATTAAAAGGCATGTTGCGAAAGTCCATCATCACATCCGGTTCAATCACTAAAGAACGACCATCACACAATGTATGTTCTTCTTTTCTGATATCACCATATACTACATTTGGATTTTGACGATCAAACCACATCATCTTTGAGCCGCAGCATGGATCTAAAATTTGTGCATTCATTCAACTGTCGCTCCTAAATCTAAATACTGCTGCGCCCATTCCTCTGCAATTTCTGAAAGAGTATCTTTCTGCTCTTCCTCATCCATCATTTCCCAGTTTTCTTCTTCGATCCAATCCGATAATTTCCCAAAGTCCTCACGATCGCCATTAGCCACACCAATAGCCAAATGGAAGCGAATTTTTAAATCTTTAAATGCTTTTTCACTCATCCCTCAGCTCCCGATTCAATATCCAACTTCATTGCACCTTCTTCTGGATATTCGGTCATCCAAAAGTAATAGCCTTTTCCACTGTGGCCAACTTCAAAGAATTTAATTGTTAGTTCAGTATCAATTTGATCTAAATCTTTCTCACCATCTGGATTTACAAATTCGAGAAGGCTTTTTAGTTGATGACCGCTAAGTGTTATGCTCATTGTTCAGCTCCCGATACGTTTGGCACACTATGAAAATGCATCCAATGTGAAGGTGGATCATTTTGATAGTTTGCCCATACGCTATTTAAATCCTCATCAATAGTCATATAGTCTTGTTCTGGGGTGACATCAGGAGCATCTGCCCAACAAATAAGTACCATTATGTCAGTAGGTGGCAATTCATCATTCACGCTAATCCACGTTGGAACTTTGGATTTCATGAAATTCACGGCTTTTTTCCACATTGCCCAACCACTATTTACACGATGGTAAACATCAAAAAGGTCTTCTTCACTTAGATCAGTTTTGACGCCTTCAGCAATATCAAAACAACCAGCATTCATATCAAATTCGAGTACATCTAGATGTCCGGGAATCCAATATTTTTCTTTAAAGAAAGGTAATTGTTCAGACCAAAAAGCTTGTTTTGTTTTTAAATCAATCATTACCTAAGCCCTCAAATATTCTTCTTTAGTCCACTCAACAAACTCTTTATAAAGCTGCTGGGCAGGTTTATTTAATCGGTTGTGATAGTCGATCGTTATGCGCCGCCAAGCAACTGGTACCGCATAATGCTTTGTTAGAAACATTGCTTGGTCCATGCCTTGCCGGACTATTACGTAGCCCAGCAATTGCAAGTAGTACATAAAACCAAGCATGTGTTTTTGGCTCACTTTCTTGTACTGATCTTTCATGTTAGAAACCGTCCACTAATAAATAATCAGGGGTAGATTCTTGTTGAGTAGGTGTAGGATTCTCTAATTCATAGCGGCGTTTTCTCACATACCCCATTAGCTTCGGTTGAATCTGCGGATCTCGTGCAGCCACGTCTATTTCCAAAGCATCTAGCGTTGTAAGGTCTGGTGCAGTTTGGATTTGAACCATTAAAGAGGGTGGCTCATTAGCAGATGCCTTTTCTTTTTCTAGCTCTTCAAGACGTTTGTGAGTGGCGAGAAGGATAGGCTTCATTTGTTCGTCATCCCATGTGCGGGTATAACGATAAACCGCATTTACTTCTGCAGGTGTTTTTGACTCTTTTACACGCTGTAGAAGAGTATCTAGGGTTTGCTGATACTCATTGTTTTTTTCTTGCTCAGGTGTAGGCTGAGTTAAAAAATCTTCAGGTGAAGACACATAAGGTTGTTCTGTAATAACAATCGCACTATCTAAAGCTGATCCTATATTTTCTGAAATATCTTCGGATTGCACCAATGAGTCTTTAGAAGTAGTTACATTTGTTTGCTCAGTAATAACAATTGTAGGTTGTTTAACTTCATCAACAATTTCAGAAGTCTTTTCTACAACTACTGTCTGTGCACCTTTTGATTTCTTAGCACGCTGTTTCTTTGGTTCGTCACCTAGGCGAATAACACTAAAATCGTCACTAACTTCAAAACCTAACGCTTTAGATAGTGCTTTTAATTGAAGCTTGGCGTTTTCTGCATCACGTTGAACAAAGCCGCTATTAATAGATTCAATTAATGCGGTGGTTCTAAAATTCACGACGTAAATAGAAGGCGAATATGTAGTAATTACAAAAACATCCTGTCCCTCCTCATATTCATCAATAGTTAATGGCTTTGTGAATGTAATGCCAGCCAGCTCAATAGTTTCGATTTTGATGCAGAATTCAAAACCCGGTTTACCAAAAACAGAAGCGGGGAATTGATCTAAGTCAGAAAAGTCCAACATGTCTCCAATAGGACGACATAGAACAGTTTTACCTTTTTGAAGTGCTGCAAATGCTTCTTGAGCAGTTAAAATATTTTTCATGCTGTCATCCCCGTTTTCGCTAAGGTTTCAATTTCTTGTTTAACTGCCTTAAGTTTTGCCGCTTCAATTTGGATAAGGGCATCGATACCTAAGTGCTCACAAACTGTTTTTACATCGAGGCCACGTTCAGCAATAAAGTTTTGAAGTTCATCTCTTTGTTGATCTGAGATACCGTTAAATTCAGGTGGACTAATCCAAGTGCCACGTTGCTTATCAAACGTGCAATTCAATGCTTTAGCCCTCATTAACATTGCTTGGCGCATGTTCTGGTAATACATATGTTCTTTATCAAGCGACTCAGTTAATTGATTAAGGTCACCTGCATGCTCAGCTTCTTCACAGCTTTGTTTCCAGTTTTCTAGCTCTTCTTGGGCTTTAGCTGCTGCAAGTTGTGCAGGCGTTAAGGTGTTAATGTGATCTTTAGCTTGAGTAATCAGGTCAGCCAAGAAAGTAGGATGTGCTTTAAGATCTGGTACCCATACTTCACCAGTTTCACCACCTAAAGCACCTGAGTTTTTCGCATGATGTGTAGGCGAGGGTTTAAAATTAATAACGCGGGCATTTTTACCTTCACCTGTAGTAACAGTTGTTAGATAACCCATCACATCTGCGATACGGTAAAGCTCGTTACGGTTTTTACCACCTAGATCTGGTCGGTAAATAATTTGATCACCGTTTTGATCTTCTGAAGCGTGTGCAATGAAAACAACGTCTTTACCTAAACTGATCAAAGTATTGATGTATTGCTTGAACGTTTGGTTCGCTAATCCTTGAGCCTTTAACTTTAAAGAACCATCTTTTTGACGGTTATTTGCCGTAAGTAACAGGTGGGTTTTAATGCATTCAAGCATTGCACCCACGGTATCAATGACTACGGTTTTATAGGGTGCTAAGTCCTGCGGCGTAAGGTTTGCAACATCACTCCATTGTTGAACCTGTACAACCGCACCTCGACGTAATTCACCAGTACGGTGAGCACCACGGTCAAAGTCAAAAGAAATTGCTTTTTCCGCAGTAAAGCCCATCGATGATTTACCTAAACCCGGATCAGCGTATAGGTACACAATAATTGCTTGAACTAATAAAGTTTGGTCAGCAGTAATAATCGGTAGAGCCATTTTTATTATCCTTATCTTGAGCCAGTGAAGCCGCGCTTAGTTTTATAAGCTTTGCGGTCATAGGTAGGGATATTTGTTTCACGCAGTTTTATAGCGAGCTGCTTTCTGCGCTGAAAATCAATTTCTTGTGTGAGTTCATTCCAAACTTTTGGATAGTCAGTTTGGAACCTGAACACATTTAAAGGCGTCTTAAATCCGTCTTTAACTTTGTAAAGAACTGAGCCATTAGCATTAGATGCGTACACTTGCCAGCCGATGCGAACTGAATACAGCCCTTTATCATCACGACCTAAAAAAGACTTATAGCCGTCAGGGTGCTTTTTGAAATTAGACATGTTCAGCCTCCTTACATTCGCATGCACCAACAAAGGCATACGTAAGCGGGCTAGGAGCATCTACAGGTGAGACGTCCTTAATATTTAAAGGAATAATTTCTTTGCGATATTTAACTAAAACCACATCACCTTCACGGCAATCGACAATTCCTTCTTTTGAAGAAAAACGAGCAGATTTAGAAGATTGGGTTACTCTGCAAAATGAAACCTCATCACCAGCTTTGATTTTTGAACGGTCAACAGGAATCATCTTCTTGCAAGTAGGGCAGTTGTAATCTTTCATTAGGCTGCCTCCACCAACTTGTTACGTTCGATGAAGCCTTTTAGAAGGCTATTGATGTTGCGGATGTCTTCAAATTCGGTGAAATCGTTATATGACTTACCATTAATGTCAGTGATTTCATTTACTGTGAGTTGGGTAATATCAACAGTGGTGAATTCAGAACCCGGAACGCCGTAGCTGTCTGGATGAGCTTCAAAATCAAAGCTAACGTTTAAACGGAAGCTATCTAATTTAATTACAGCAACTCCAGAATGCTTACCTGTGATTTTTGCGGTTAACACGCTGTAAGTACTTGGTTGAGTTTTAGGTGTAAAAAGAGTAGGTGCGTCTTTTGTTTGGAAAGCTGGTTGCAATTGGCAAGCAACTAAAGAACCACCAGAGATTGCAAGAGCAGCCATGCTGACAAATGCAAATGAGTTGAAAGGGGTAGCTTTTACGTTCATAATTGATCTCGCAGTTTGCAAAAGCACATCGGAAGGTAAGAGAGTCGATGTGCTTTTTTGTTGTCTACGAGATTTATATTAACTATGGTTAATTTTTTAGTCAAGAGAAAAGTTAACAATGGTTAATCTTTTTATTAACTATAATTCATGCTTTAATAGACAAAAGAAAACCCAACTATCAAAGGTGATAGAAATGAGTCTAGGCGAAGAAATGTTTGAATGGCGCAAGCAGATGGTTGAGAAACTACTGCTTCAGGAAAGTAATATTGATCAACTAGAAGAAAAAGTTGATCGTGCTGAAAAGATTCTTTTTGGTGATTGCACAGCCGCTTTCAAAATAGAGTGCACGCTTCGGAACGCGTATGCGCTGAAAGCTATTCTTGATGACTTTGCCACCAAGAATAACTGCAAGGTAAGTATAGTAGAGTGTGAGTAATCAGGGTTAGCTCATTCCTGAAATGGGTTTTGATGTGGCTTTAGGCTTTGGCTTAAGTTCTTTTAAAGCTTCTTCTACCGCTTTCAGTGATTCCTGGTAGGTTTTAACCCAAAGATCAGCACTTTTTATATTGATGGTTGAAGGATCAGTATCAGCAATGGTTGCCTTAGTAAGCTCTAACGCTAGAGCTTCTATGATTTCAGTTTTCATATTTTCTCCGATATTAATGGTTATTTAAGATCAATGTTGGCACAAAGTCTTAATCCCATAATATCAGGGAAAATTTGAATATATTAAAAAAGAAAACCCACCGTGGTGGTGGGTAGATTAGATGAATTGGATCGCTTTTTACTTATTGCTCAATACTTTTGCTTTTGCCTCTCTTGATTCTTTGCGATCTTTTAATGTTTTTTCAAGCAAAGAGATTTCTCTTAAGTCAGACCAAGCTAAGAAGAAGCTAAAAATTGAGGTGAGTCCAACAGAAAGTATTAGAGCTAAAAGATGCTTAGCTGAAAGTAAGCCTAATAAATTAAGTATATACATACTAAAAACAAGAATAATAAAAAGCATAGCCACATATAAAGATGACTTACTTCTTATGTCCACAGTTGAAGTCAACCTATCTCGTTCTGACTGATTTAAACCATCAAGCTTTAATGCATCGAGCATACCTTTATAAGCCAAATAAATTTGACTTAAAGGGAGAAGCAGTACAAATGAAAATTGAACCAGATTTATTGTAATATTTAACTCTAAATATTTAAAAATTATTGAAAATATAGCAAACAGACCGACTAACACTAGTGCGATAAATCTAGCATTATTGTAGAAGGGTAAGTAGCGTTTAGCCATATTAGTCACCAAAATTTATATTGGTAGTCATCCAATTATACAATTGAACTTTTAGGCCGTCGTTATAAACTTTATTATTGATTGTTTCAACTGAAATCTTGCCGCTCATTTTTAGATTATCAGCCGTAACCTTGGTCCCATCCTCAAGAGTAATAACATAATCATCATTATGTCGCATGGATGAAGCTACAGTATCAATAACTTTTTGCCCACTTTTTGAGGTTTTGCGGTTGTATGTAAGTGTTAATTTTAACTTTAGGTTTGCGTCATCAAGCCCATCCTCTAGTTTTAAATTTTCTAAATCAACTCCAAAAGCTGACTTAAGCACATCAACCACATTATCTTCAATTTTATAGTCAATTTTCGCAGGTATGCTTGATTCGACAGTATGAACAGGTTGAAGTTCTGTTGACCCAATGCCAGATGAGATTGAAATAGTTTTAGCTGGAGTTGATTCAAGCTTTTGCTTAACAGTGGGATTTGGAGCATCTTTTAATATTAATGCACTATTCTCTGGCAATGCTTTGGCTGCTTCACCCAAAAGCCAGCCCAAATATGACTCCAAGGTTCTAGCGGTAAGTGATCTTGATTGAATGATTGCGACATGGTTATCAATAACACCAAAGTAAAGAACACTATCAATAAACTCTTTTCTTACAACCTCTGTAGCGTCAACGCCATCTTCATCATCTGGCAGATCATCTGTTAAATAGGTTTTAATGGGAAATTCAGTAGCATCATCACTGTCTATCTTTAATACAGCCTGAGCTTTGCCTGACTCAACAATAATCAACTCGCCAAAGAACATGCTTTGGTGTGAACTAGCATGATTAATTAGAATAAAATCATCTTTTGTTGCGGAGACAAATTGTTGACGATTTATGGCTTTATAGTAAAAAGAATCCTTATCCAGCAATTGTGCTTTTAGTAATTGACCTAGATTGGCGCCTTTTAGAAAATCTACTTTTTTGTAGTGTACTGTTTTGTCTTTTACTACTGTTTTACTCATTATTTCCTCCTCCCGAATCGCTCTAAAGTACTGTGTCGGGTTCACAACTTATTAATCTTTGGTGTTGTTAATTTTCTGCCCAAGCTTTCCTTCTTTTACCAACTGCACTACTTGTTCATTTGTAAGGACTGGAATAAAGACTTTATCACCAATGTCCTTTGAGAGGATCTTCACTTCTTCGGCTGTTAGCACCAAAGCTTCACCATGTTTCGCAGCATCATTGATGCGAGCAATAATCTGGTTGATTGGTCGTTTTGAATTGTCCATAAGTCTTCCTGTGATTAATGCGAATAAGGATGTTCTTGTCTGTGCTGACTTGGCGGCACGATATCTGTAATAGCGGTAATACTTTCAACTTCGTCCATTTCAAAGAAAAATCGCTCACCACCATTCACAGAAAGCAAACTTAAAACCCCACCATTGATGCCGACAAATTCTTTAATTGTGCATCTTCCATCCTTCAAGCACACCTGAACAAACTCATTCGGCACAAGATCTGCATCAGGGTCGCATACAACATACCAGCCATTACGAATTGCTGGAAACATTGAGTCGCCAGTGCCTTTAATGCCATAGGCTCGTGGACCTGCTGTATGAGTTGGAACATAGCCATCCCCAGCATTTCCATCGTATCCCATATCTGTGAAATACCCATCCATTCCCATTTTTGAATAGGCTTTAACTGGAACATATCTTTTTTGTATAGGGAAAGGCTTAGCTGGCGCTTGAACAAACTTAACGGCATCTTCACTATCTGGAATATTGTACTTCTGCTTAAATGCTTCAATATCAATAACATTTAATTGAGCTAAATTGTTACTCGATTCTTGTTCATCCGATCCACCATAAAGCAACCAATCGTCACTCACACCTAAAAATTTCGCAATGACTTTCAAATTTTCTGCTGTAGGTACGCTAGTTCCATCTAGCCATTTCTTTGCTGCAACAGGAGATTTTTTAGTTGCTCTTGCTAAATCAGCGGCTCTTAATTTTTTTTCTTCAAGTTTTTGCCTAATTCGAGTGTGTAAAGACATAACAAATATTCCAAAAACATTAACTAATGTTAATACGATCTATTGAAACTATGGTTAACAAGTGGTAAATTTGGTTTATTAACTATAGTTAACTTGGTGTAACCATGAAAATTAGTGACCTCATGACATACCACGGCTGCAAAAATCGGAAAGAGTTGTCTGAAAAAACTGGATATTCAACCGTGACCCTCTGGAAGTGGGAAAACAACGGTATACCAGCCAGAACTCAAGCAGTCCTGCAAGTCAAAACCAAAGGCAAACTTAAAGCCGATTTACAAGCATTAACCGCTTAGGAACTAAACCATGAGCAAAGTATTAAATGAATTGCCTGCAAGCGCTAGCAATAACGAATCGCTCATATTGCAAGCACTTAACGCTAGCAATCAAAGACAAGTAGCAGAGATGATAAATGTCGATGCAAGCATCCTTTCACGGATGAAAACAGAAAAGAAATCAAATGGATGGACTGAGATTGAGTTTATTAGCTTTTTGTTGACAGCCATTGGTTTGAAGGTTGTGCAAGAAAGTGATGTGTATTGCTCACCTGAAATTGCAGAAGCAACGCGAGTTTATTTAGCACATGCATTCACTTCACCTGAATACATGCGGATTTTATTCAAATAAAAAACCACTACCTGCTGTAACAGGAGTGGTTTCGCATTCACAAATTTAGGAACCCATGAATATGCAAAACAATTTATCAAATCAAACAACCGAACGCAACCAGCCAGAATTTTTAGTGGGTGACGTTGTAGTGCTTACTAAAGAGTGCCGTACTTTCAAATCAAATGATTTGTTTGAAGTTAAAAACAAAACTTTGACTAGGTTGTGGACTATCAAATCGGAGAATCATTTGATTCTGGTTTCATCAAAAGAAATCCGTACAGCAACAGTAGCAGAGCTCAACGCCAAACGCCGGCTAACAAGCGCAGAGCAAGCATTAGCGGAGGTGTCATGAATAGTTAATTTAAGTATAAACCTGAGTACAAACAGATTCAGGAAATTCAGTCCTTCTTTGATCCAGCGTTAGTGATTCTCAATGAGCTACATGATCGTAACCGTAAAAATCTAAGAGCCAAAGGTTATGACGAAAATAATGCTGCAATAACGCGTGAAGAATTTTCACAAACTATGGCACAGCGTTTTCGCACTAATCAGTGGTTAGCAGGGCAGATCGTTAATAGTTTGGCTAATGCTGACTTGGTTCAAAAATTTGGTGGGTATGTAAAGCCTAAGGTCGGTGTACATGAGTAATTTTGTGCCTAATTCCTTTCAAGTGCCTAATGCATTTGTTGACGAGGTTTTAAATAAAATCTCTGATGCTGCATGCAAAATTTATTTAGTTATTTGCCGTAAAACTCGTGGCTGGAATAAGGAGATGGATTCCATCTCTTTAACTCAATTTGAAGAGATTACAGGGAAGAGTAGACCGACAGTTGTTAAATGCCTTAATGAATTAATTAAAGTTGGTTTAGTCGTGGAACAACCAAGCACAATTCATGGAAATACATTCAAATTAGGTAACGATACTAGCGTTGGTTTAGTGCTTAAATTCCCTAGTAAAAATTTTTTACTACCTGAAATTTATGGCCAAACTAGTAAAAATTCTTTACCACTTCTAGTTAAAAATTTTAACTACACTAGTAAAAATTTTTTACCGCTACTAGTAAAAATTTTTAACACACAAAGTATCACTATCAAAAACAACTCTCAAAGTAATAAAAAAATAAATAAAAAAAGAGGGTCTGTTTCTGAAAAACCTAAAACAGAAAAACCAAATGAATTTAATCCACGTTCAGTTGAACTACCTGCATGTGTAGATTCAGAACTGTGGAACAATTTTGTTGATATGCGTATCAGCATCAAAAAACCACTTTCTGAAAACGCAGTAAAGCTAATCCTTAAAAAACTTATCTCGTTTGGACCTTTGGCTAACCAATCACTGGAAAACTCAATTATCGGAAATTATCAGGGTGTATTTGAGCCTCGCCAAAATCAAATTCAGGAAAACCCACAATCTCATAACGTTCCTGAAGAACCGGGTTATTTCACTCAAATGTACGCTGAGAGCAACCGTTCAAACGTGATTGACGTTACGCCAGTGTCACAAGATTTTGGAGGCTATTAATCATGAATGAATTAGCACCATTTGAAAGTTTTTTGAAAGAACTAATTGCGGCTTACAGAACTAAATACGCTGTTCAGTTCAATAAGAATTTTCCAGTAGAGGGGAAAAATGCCGTTCCAATGCAAATCGTTGAACAGCAGCTTGCTAAAGCATTGGTTGGGGTTACACCTAACCAACTTCAAAGAGGCTTAGCGCTATTTTACGCAAGTACAAATACATACATGCCTAACTTCGCTGAATTCCGTGCTATGTGCATGGGTGATGATTGGTGGAGCGCTGAGAAGGCTTGGGTTAAGGCTTGTGAATACACTCAGATCTCTCAACACAAAAAAGTGACATTGCCAGACGGAAGAGAGCAGAACCAAGAAATTACAACCTTGACCAAATTTGTTTTAGACCAAGTTTATTTACTAATCCAAGACGGTGAAATGTACAAAGCCAAAATGGAATTTATCAAGATCTATGATGAATACAAGGCTGAAGCACAACTGAAGGGTAAAACCCAAGCTTGGTACCAAGAACCAATTTTATTAGCTCAGAAAAATGAGCAGAAAGTGCATATACCAGTTTCCAATGAGGAAGCGCAAAAGCATCTCAAATCTTTGATGGAACGGTTAAAGATTAATGGCCGTAAACCAGCACCAGTACAAAAACTTCAGGCAAAAGAAAAAGAGCCTGAACTTGCAAAAGAATTAGGTCCAGATCCTTTTGATAATCCATATGAATATGCAGAGATGTGCCGTCGGGAGGGTATGCCAATACCTAGAAATATTCTTCAGCTAATTGAAGGGGCGAATGTATGAAAGCATCCAAATTAATTAGAGATAAAGGGCTGCAATACGCGAAAGAAATCGTTGATTCAGCACCTTCTAACGCAACTGAGTGGAATGAAGGTTTCGAGTTCCAATGTGGTCAAAGTGTAGAGATTAGCAAGGCTGACCGAGAAAAATATTTTGTAGACCTTTCTGAACTTAAGCGTCTAGTGGAGTCGGTTGATTTGGTCGAATCATGGGGCGGCATTGATGATGTAAAGCTATATGACTTGTCTCATTGCAAAAACAGGCCTGAATCGGCTGGATACAAGTTGCTTCAAGCAATTGCTGATTACGAATCAATATACGGAGGCGGTTATGTTTGAACAAATATTAAAACGCCGCCCTAAAGGTGCGACACATTGGCAGGCTGGATATTACTACAACAGTGATGAATGTGGGATTTGGTCTATTTGGGAAAACGGGAAGTGGCATGGAGATTTTAAATTTCCAGATGGTGTTATGACTAAGTTGCCAGAGGAAAAGGAGCCAGTCATGAGTGAGTTTGAGGGTAAATCTGGAAAGTGGGCTTGGGAGATTCAAAAAGAACAACAAGCGAATTTAGTTGAGCTAAGAAGTTCAATTGAAAACCTAGTTCAAAAGTATAAACACGATGCTCATGCTTCAAGCCTTTTTGGCGATCAAGATAAAGCACGAGTTTATAACTGCTTTGCTAATCAGTTGAAAAATTTGCTGAAAGGTGGTGCTTGATGTCATCAGTCAGCATTGCTGAATACCGCAAGTTATTTCCGATAAAGAAAAATAAAAAGCGGCGTTCAGCAAAGCAAGTTGCCAGACAACCAAGTGTGGGTGAAATGGTTCTGGCAACGCATTTAAGAGCATGCAAGATCGGTTTTGAACAGGAATATAAGTTCCATCCAAAACGCAAATGGAGAGCTGATTTTCTGATTATTGGTACAAAAATTTTGATTGAGGTTGAAGGCGGGATCTGGAGTGGAGGCCGTCATACAAGGGGCAAAGGCTATATAGGGGATATGGAGAAATACAACTCCGCAGCAATGATGGGTTTTACAGTTTTACGGTTCAGCACAGAGCAAGTGAAAGCAGGCGTGGCGATTAAACAAATTGAGCAATTGGTAGGTGAAAAATGAGTGCAGTTTTAAAAACACAACAAATGGATTGGTCTAAATATACTATTGACGGTTGGTTAGAGCAGTTTGGCGCATGGTGTGAAACAGTTAGAATGAAAGGGGGTGATTTGCCAGATGGGCTTCATATCAATCAAATTTACTGGTTGATGCGTGAAGCTGGCAAAGAAGTACAAAAAAGTAAATCTTATATTCGATGTGAGATCAGTGATTATGAGGCGGATCAAATTCAAGCACTTTTACGAAGTCTATTAAATTCTGATAAAACAGATTTTACAACTAAGTTTGCATTAATTTGTTTAATTAAAAATAAGGTTGAAAATAAAGGATTGTTGAAGGTTGCTCAAGAAACAAACCAATCTAAAGCTCAGGTCGCAATTATGGTGAGTTGCGCTAGATTTTATTTATTAGGTCATGATAAAAGATTAAGACAAAATGGAGGTTCAAATGAAAACATACACTGTAAAACTATATGAAGGCGTTAGTCGGGAGAAAGTTAATGAAACTTTGAAATACTACCCTGATTATTTTGGTAAAATATCAATAATTACAAATGTAATTAATAATAAATTGCAATTAACACTAAAAGCATTTGAAGGAATCGACGTTATAACTGCCAATGATCTAATGATTAAAATCGTTGAACGTTTAAAAGCTTCTCAATTAGTAGAAAAGCATAATTTAGACTTGTTGACTGTCTAGACGCTTTATGGCATATTTTTGATATAGTGGACAAAGTTATAAGCGTTGCACCAATTTGTTTTAAAAGCTCACTTAATCGTGGGCTTTTAATTAGGATTTGAAAAAACATGAAATTTATCGTATATTAAACTTACTATATGATGTCTATTTCCATTATAGTGTTTTTCAGTTGAAAAGCTTAGTCCGTACTTTCCCCAAGGTACGGATTTTTTTTATTTTTTGCTATATAGTCCAGGCTGGTAAAAATGAATATCTGTGTTGGTGGTGAATTAGATGGGCAAGTGATCGAAAAAGAAGGCAGATTACTTAAGGCTTCTGACATTGATCCATCATTCAAAACTGAGTACTACAAGCAAGTTTTTAACCGTGACAACATTAATTATCATTTTTGGCTACCAATAGGGTCCAACTTGCATGAAATGTCAAAGCGAGTTTTGGATATTTTGAGAGCATCAAAAAATTAAGCTTAAAGTATATTGTAAATACATCTTCTAACTTGTATGATATGTCACAAATACTGCGCTGAAAGTTTTTTGTTTTTTGACCCGTTTCTTTTTAGAAGCGGGTTTTTTAATTTTTCTTTATGTATTTAAATTAGATGAAAGTATATGTTGCTTTTATTAGGTAGCTTATTGTTTACTTCGCATTAAAATTATTCTTTCTAAGAAGTTAATAAAATGAAAAATTATTTAATAGGGTTAGTTATTACTTTGGGTATTAGTGGATGTGTATCTATACCGTCCATAGACTTTTCGCAGCAAAAAGTTGAAAGGTTTAATCCAGTTAAAAATTGGATTAGTGTTGATACCGCTCCAGTCAAGGATATGCCAAATGGCAAAGAAATCTTTAAATTGAAAGGGGGAAGTGAAGTTTATGTATTCTGGTACCAAGATGAATGGGCGTTATTAAATCCAAATATGGATAGACAACAATGGATTGATACTAAATATTTGTGCAGTTTTGCTGGTTGTTATACTCCACCAGTCACCTATAGATATTCAAAAGGGAGTTTTGATAACAGGCAGCCTGTTTACTCAACTCCTCAAAGAGAATCAAAAGGCTATAATAATACTAGAACTAGAAGTTCTGCTACTACACGGACTCCAAGAAGTTATAGTAAAACGACTAATAACTCTTGTTACTGCACATCTGGAACTTATTGTGTTGGGCCTAGAGGTGGACATTACTGCCTTAATAGCACAGGTTCAAAAAGATATCTTCCACGATAAACTGTATAAGCTTTAAGAAGCTCTGCTAAATATCGATTATTGGCGGGGCTATTTTATTGTTAAGTATTTCTGTAAGATCTGAGTGTTGCTTTAAACAACAATAAACCTTAATGATCAGCGCAAAAGTCATAAGGGGAAAGCCTACTTGAAAGAGTAGGCTTTTTTATGAGAAATCATTCAAGTTCAAGTTGATTGTCATCCTTAGTAACTTTTATTTTTAATTTTTTGTATTTGCGTTTGTTTGGATCTAAAGCGGAGTTTGATACTTCATCGGCAAATTTAGGATTCTGCATTAATTCGTAATAGGTTTTATACCCAATACGAATTCTAGTTGGTGGGCAGTCAGTTCTTTTTGAGTAATATTCAATCTGCGAATTTAATTCGTCTAAAAGTGTTTGGTGTTCCATTGTGTTATTGATTTTGGCAGTTAGGTAAACTAAGGATACTGTAATTTACAAAATCAAGCAGAAGTAATTGATACACATTGTGTTTATAGGTTGTAATGGTTAGTGCATTAATAAGATTAAATGTGACTTATTTAACAAAAAAAGTGTTGAGTGAAATTTAATCAAAATGTCACATGGCTGGTTTAAATTATATTTATAAAAATAAAAATGATAGAAGATTGCAACGGACAATAACTATGCAAGCATGATTCTCAAACGATTGAATTAAGCTGACTCTAACAAGTTGGCTTTTTTTTAGCTATCGATTTTTAAATGTGCTAGCCGGGAAATACGGCAAAGCCTCACTATTGATTAGTGGGGGCTTTTTCTTTTTGTGTTAAGCTGATCTCCATAATTTTATGGATTAGTACAATGTTTATTTGCGTTGATGGTGAACTCAATGGGCAAGTGATAGAAAAAAGGGGCGTTAAGAACAAAGATGTATATAAATATTATAAAACTCAGTAATTGCATAATAAATTCAAATATTTACTTAAAATCAGGGTGACAGAATTTAAACAATCTTTACCTAGGCGAAGGATTTAGTAAATCAAATAAACATTATTTTAGACGGATAATTATAAAAAACGGAGTACAAATGTCGTGAATAAGAATGTAGAGCTAATAAATTACATTGATGTAGCTGAGACAGTTTACGAACGGGTATATGAAAATAATAAAATTTCAAATAATTTGATCGTTAATCTAAATCGCATTATGGCTGAGATAAAGAATCAAGCTGCAGAAAAAAGACTCAAATTGAAGTACAGCTCAATAGACTTTGAACATTGTTTAAGTTTGCCTTTAGCTGATCGCAAGATAAAAGTAGATTTAAGTCTTATACCTCATTTTGAAGATCGTGAAGAAAGTATTTTGTGGTTAACTAACTTTATTGGAAAAATTTGTGAGCCCAGAAAGATGCAAAGACAGAAAAAAAAACTTCATTAAGTACCTGTGAATTTTAGATGAACAGCCCTTAAAGCGGTTTTTTATTGCTAGTAGAATATTTAAGGTATCTTTTCTAATAGGCACATACTATTAAAGTGTTTTTTATTTATTTTTTAGATTGAAAAGATTGCTATTGGAGTAATTTAAATATAAAAATCTTTATTGATTGAGCGTAGTTGTTATACAGGATATTTATAAGGATTTTAAAATGACAATTATCACATTGCTTGATGTTGAGACGAAGAAGAAGGTGATAGTTCGGTCCGTAATAGACCCAATAGCAAGAATAGACAAAAAAGGGAATATACAAATTATTCAAATTCATAAATGGCTAGATGATGAATCTGGAGATTTTGTTGATGAAGACTTATATGAGGCACTCAACAATGGAGAAGTTGGAATATACTTAACTTTGCAGTATATGATCATTGATATTGAAAATTAATTATTTTTTATTTTTAGTCAGTGTGATTTCTTACTCTCTAGAGCCTAATGGTTACTACACATAAGACCTTATTAAGTATTACCTATTGATGGGCACATATTCTTTATAAGTCTTGATAAGTAAAAAAATTATGTAGGCTAAAAATAAAACCATTTAAAAAAAGAAATCTTTATCTATTTAAATATGAATATTTGATATTTTTAATTCAATCCCTATTGCTAGTGCTTAAATATTATGCCAATATGAAGTTGGAGATATTTCCGAATAGATATTTCCTATTTCAGGTCTAAGCGTTTTTTTTCGCTAAGCCCATTTCTGAATAAAAATAGGAAGTGGGCTTTTTTATTTTTGAATATTTCAGTATTATCAGTGTGTTGCTTTAAGTAACCCTAAACCTTATTGATCAGCGCAAATATCAAAAAAGGGGGAGCTTGCCTACTAGGCAAGCTTTTTAAATTGATAATTTAAACACAATAATCCATTTTAAAGCTCAATAGAAAAATCAAACTTTCCCTAGCTTTTATTCGTACTAATTTATTGAATATAATCGTTTTTATAATTTTTAAAATTTCCTTAAACTAAAAATGGAAAATTTCTTGTTGCAACATTGTTATAATAGGACTACCTTAAGAAAAATACTTTATAAAAATGAGGAGCTGCCGAAATGCCACAGTATCTCATGTTTGCGGAAAATATTTATAACAAAATTAAAGATGAGGAATTGTTTTCACATGACTGTATTGAAAATATGAACTTACTTATGACATGTATACGCAGAGAAATTGAGGGAACAGAATTTAAATTAAAATATAATTTTATTGATTTTGTTGAATTGTTTAGTAAACAATTAGATGAATGTAAAGTAAAAATAGATGTGAGTTTGATTCCTCCTCATAATTCAGAAGGTGAGTATATTTTATGGTTAGCTGGATTTATCGAAAAAATTACAGAAGGTGGACCTAAACCACCTCCGCCTATAAAGAAATTTATTCCAGAGTATATGAGCTTGAAATATGAATTAGATTTTTTACCTTTAAATGAGGAAAAAATTCAAACCGAAGGTAAAGAAATTACGGATTACTTTAATTCAAAGCTTTATAAGGCAACTTTTAAGAAATAATAGTTAGTTGTCTCTATTTTTAGCCACCGCCTTAGGGCGGTTTTTTTATGGGTAAGAATAATGGATTCTACAGAATACTTTTGGCTTACTCGGAAAAAAGAACCTAAAACTAAACCTAAAAGCCGGCCACTGCCAAAGCCTACACAAAAATATCTCGAGGCTGAGGCAACACTTAAGGAAGAGCTTGAGGATTTGTCGATTGGATTTGAACAGAAGTTTCAGCCGATCCATACCAAACACTGGCGCTTTGACTTTCATATTGTGAAATTGCGTTTGCTCATTGAAATTGAGGGCGGTTCCTGGTCTGGTGGGCGTAGTGGAAAACTGTCAAATAAAGCATGGAGTCTTGATCGATATGATCATGCTGAAGAGATGGGTTACAAAATAGAGCGCTTTCATCCAGACTCTGTTTTGTCGGGATATGTCATTAACTGGATAAAAGACGAATTAGCGAGAATTGAAGATGTGAACCGTACCGGGTTTGTCGGAGAGTCAATATTCTGAGAGACTATCCCGATGACAAAACCAAACTATACCCCCGAAATTAGAGAAAGAGCGGTTCAATTACTAATTGAATCTGAAAAAGATTATCCTTCTACTTGGGCAGCAATCACAGCTATTGCTCCTAAAATCGGTTGTACTCCTGAAACATTGCGTGTTTGGTATTTAAAGCATCTGGATCAACTAAATCCTGCCAAAGTACAACAGATATCTGACCAAGAAAAAATGAAGCAAATGGAACGTGAAATTAAAGAATTAAAACGTGCCAATGAAATTCTACGCAAAGCAGCCGCTTTTTTCGCCCAGGCGGAGCTCGACCGCCCACACAAATAATGGTGGATTTTATCCATAACAATAAAGATCGATATGGTGTTGAAGCGATTTGTAGAATTTTACCGATTGCACCTTCAACCTATTACCGAACTTTAGATCTCACTGACAATCCAGAACATCGAGCGAAACGAGATCTACATGATGAGTATCATGCTGAACAAATTAAACGAATTTGGAAAGAAAGTTCAGGTCGATATGGTGTACGTAAAGTTTGGCAAAAATTGAAACGTGAGGGTTATGTTATTGCACGTTGTACAGTTGCTCGATTGATGCAAAAGCTAGGTATACAAGGTGTTTGGCGTGGTAAGAATAAACAAACCACCCGTAACCGAGATGACCAAAAACGGGCAGATGATTTAGTGAAACGTAATTTTAATGCTGATCATCCAAACCAACTATGGGTGGGTGACTTTACGTATATTCAAACTCATTCAGGCTGGGTATATACCGCATTTGTTATTGATGTGTTCTCACGAGCAATTGTTGGATGGAAAGTATCTACACGGATGAATACAGATATGGTGCTTGATGCATTAGAGCAAGCATTGCATGATCGAGGCATGCCAAAGAATGTGATTCATCATTCCGACAGAGGTGTGCAATATCTTTCCATTCGCTATACCAATCGTTTAGAAGCAGCAAATTTACGAGCATCAGTCGGTACAACGGGTGATTCATACGATAATGCTCTGGCTGAAACGGTGAATGGCTTATACAAAACAGAGGTGATTGAATATTTAAAAGCAGATTGGCAAGGTTTAGCAGATGTACAACTTGCGACACTAAACTGGGTAGATTGGTTCAATAAAAAGCGTGTACACAGTGCACTGGGTTATGTATCGCCTTTTGAGTTTGAAGCAATGTACTATGATAAGATTAACCCGTTAGGTCAGGTGGCTTAACTTAAATAAAAAAGTCTCCGACAAACCCGGTACGGTTCAATGGAGCAGATCAGACCATTTCCACCGACTGATTTTATTGATCAAGCAGATGAAGAAGAAGCAATAAGACTAACACCAGCACCAGATCTAAAAAAATGGGTTGTTGCTAATTACTTAACTATTGGTGGACCTCTTTATAATCCCGATCATGATCACATAGCTGAGCTGCTTCACGATAATGAAGAATTTTTAGCATGTGCTTGGGCCTCTTCTGCATATAAAAGCAAGCAAGCTATGGTGTTAGGTCAGTGCGAAAAAGTCATGTTCAATGTTGGTGGATGGCGTAAGGCCAGACAAGAGCAACAGATGCGAGACTGGTTCGGCTTTGTGCCAACATACTTGATCACCATTGATGCTACATTTTGCGACAAAGCAAATGATCGTGAGTTTTGTGCTTTGCTTGAGCATGAACTCTACCATATAGGCGTAGAACGTGATGAAGACGGTGAAATGATCTTTAGTAGCTCAACAGGTTTACCTAAACATTATTTAGCTGGTCACGATGTCGAAGAGTTTGTTGGTGTAACCAAACGGTGGGGGGCGAGTCAAAGCGTTAAACGTATCGTTGAAGCTGCAAAGAATCCGCCGTTTGTTTCGAAACTTGATATTTCAAAATGCTGCGGAAACTGCGTAATCAACTGAGCCGAATGGCTCTTTTTTTTGCCTTCTTTGCTAGACGTAGCTAGACAAAGGTGGGGGTATGGCTGCACTTAAAGAACAGGTAAAAATATTTATTGTTCAAGCGCTTGCCTGCATGGATACCCCTCAACAGGTAGCTAATGCTGTCAAGCAAGAATTTAACATTGAGATTGATCGAAAACAGGTACAACTTTATGACCCGACAAAAGCGGCAGGAAAGAATTTAAGTAAGAAATATAAAGACCTTTTTCATAAAACCCGAGAGGACTTTAAAAAGAATGTTTATGACATCCCTTTAGCTAATAAAGCCTATCGGCTTAACCGTACCGGGTTTGTCGGAGAGTCAATATTCTGAGAGACTATCCCGATGACAAAACCAAACTATACCCCCGAAATTAGAGAAAGAGCGGTTCAATTACTAATTGAATCTGAAAAAGATTATCCTTCTACTTGGGCAGCAATCACAGCTATTGCTCCTAAAATCGGTTGTACTCCTGAAACATTGCGTGTTTGGTATTTAAAGCATCTGGATCAACTAAATCCTGCCAAAGTACAACAGATATCTGACCAAGAAAAAATGAAGCAAATGGAACGTGAAATTAAAGAATTAAAACGTGCCAATGAAATTCTACGCAAAGCAGCCGCTTTTTTCGCCCAGGCGGAGCTCGACCGCCCACACAAATAATGGTGGATTTTATCCATAACAATAAAGATCGATATGGTGTTGAAGCGATTTGTAGAATTTTACCGATTGCACCTTCAACCTATTACCGAACTTTAGATCTCACTGACAATCCAGAACATCGAGCGAAACGAGATCTACATGATGAGTATCATGCTGAACAAATTAAACGAATTTGGAAAGAAAGTTCAGGTCGATATGGTGTACGTAAAGTTTGGCAAAAATTGAAACGTGAGGGTTATGTTATTGCACGTTGTACAGTTGCTCGATTGATGCAAAAGCTAGGTATACAAGGTGTTTGGCGTGGTAAGAATAAACAAACCACCCGTAACCGAGATGACCAAAAACGGGCAGATGATTTAGTGAAACGTAATTTTAATGCTGATCATCCAAACCAACTATGGGTGGGTGACTTTACGTATATTCAAACTCATTCAGGCTGGGTATATACCGCATTTGTTATTGATGTGTTCTCACGAGCAATTGTTGGATGGAAAGTATCTACACGGATGAATACAGATATGGTGCTTGATGCATTAGAGCAAGCATTGCATGATCGAGGCATGCCAAAGAATGTGATTCATCATTCCGACAGAGGTGTGCAATATCTTTCCATTCGCTATACCAATCGTTTAGAAGCAGCAAATTTACGAGCATCAGTCGGTACAACGGGTGATTCATACGATAATGCTCTGGCTGAAACGGTGAATGGCTTATACAAAACAGAGGTGATTGAATATTTAAAAGCAGATTGGCAAGGTTTAGCAGATGTACAACTTGCGACACTAAACTGGGTAGATTGGTTCAATAAAAAGCGTGTACACAGTGCACTGGGTTATGTATCGCCTTTTGAGTTTGAAGCAATGTACTATGATAAGATTAACCCGTTAGGTCAGGTGGCTTAACTTAAATAAAAAAGTCTCCGACAAACCCGGTACGGTTCAAGGGGTTATTAAACAGGTTAGGGAAGAAATGCAGGGTTATGACCTCATGCTTTTAAATCTTGAGTTAAAGCAACTTGAGATTGAAAAGTTAAGAGAGGGTGAAGGTGATGAAGATCCAACACCAGTCAAGGTAACTATTCAAGTTGTAGATGCGAGTAAAAAAGATGCCGAACATCAATCCGACACTGAATGTACCTCAGGCTAATTTTTTGCAGATGGAAAAGAAGTTCCGCGCATTTGTCGCTGGCTTTGGATCGGGAAAGACTTGGGTTGGATGCTCCAGTTTATGCAACAAAGCTTGGGAATTCCCAAAAGTACCTTTGGGTTATTTTGCTCCAACTTACCCGCAGATTCGCGACATTTTCTTTCCAACTATTGAAGAGGTTGCTTTCGATTGGGGGCTTAAAACTAAGGTTTATGAAACCAATAAAGAGGTGGATATCTATTATGGTCGGCAATATCGAACTACAATCATTTGCCGGTCTATGGAGAAACCAGCAACCATTGTAGGTTTTAAAATTGGCCACGCCTTGATTGATGAGCTTGATGTTATGGCCAAGGTCAAAGCTCAACAGGCTTGGCGTAAGATCATCGCTCGTATGCGTTATAAGCAAGCTGGTTTGCTCAACGGTATTGATGTGGCCACAACACCAGAAGGTTTTAAGTTTACATACGAGCAATTTGTTAAAGAGGCAAATAAATCAGAGGCTAAGCGTAAGCTCTATGGAATGATTCAAGCTTCAACTTATGACAATGAAGCTAATCTTCCAGATGACTACATATCATCACTTTATGAGTCTTATCCGCCGCAATTAATTTCAGCTTATTTAAGAGGGCAGTTTGTCAATTTAACCAGTGGTGCTGTTTACCCCGACTTTGATCGAGTTCTAAACCACACGGATGAAGAAATTAAGAAAGGTGAGCCTTTACTCATTGGTATGGATTTTAACGTGCTTAAAATGGCTGCTGTGGTTTATGTCATTAGAGAAGGGAAGCCAAGAGCTTTAGATGAACTGGTTGGCGTGAGAGATACACCGACGATGTGTCAACTGATTAATGAGCGCTTTCCAGATCACGATATTACTGTGATTCCAGATGCTTCAGGTCAGGCAACATCATCAAAGAACTTCAGTGAATCTGATCATGCAATCTTAAAGAAAAATGGATTCAAAGTTGAAGTTAATGGTGTGAATCCCGGTATTAAAGATCGTATCACTGCAGTTAATGCACAAATTCTGAATGCTGAGGGTGAACGACACTTAAAAGTGAACACAAACAAGTGTCCTAACTTTACGGCTACTTTAGAACAGCAAGTCTATGATGATTTTGGAATGCCAGATAAAAGCGCTGGTTTGGACCACGTTGGGGACGCTGGTGGATATCCAATAGCTAAGAGATTCCCAGTCATCATTCAGAAAATATTTAAACGGCGCGCAATCGCTGGTTTTTCTCGTTAATCAATGCACCTTCTCAGGTGCTTTTTTATTGGTGTTTTTATGGCAGTTACTGATAAACATCCGCAGTATATTGCTGCACAAAAAAGCTGGGAGATTATGCGGGACGCCGTTGCTGGTGAAGAGCAGATCAAACAGGCACAAACAAAGTACCTAGCTAAATCGGCCGGAATGATTGAGGCTGAAAAGCAAGGTGATACGACTGGAGAGATTTATAAGGCCTATCTAAGTCGAGCTCAGTATCCGCTATGGGTTCAGGACGCATTACGCACGATGATTGGTTTAGTTTCAAAGCTGGAACCTAACATCGTAATTGAAAGTTCTCTGTTAAAGGGTTTGATAGAGAATGCAACCAATGATGGTTTTGGGCTTAAACAGCTCTTTATTCGCATTTGTTCAGAGTTGCTAGAGTTTGGGCGCTGTGGTTTGCTTGTCGATGTTGATGGGGCTGGTGTGCCATATTTCGCTCTATATGATGCGCTATCAATCATTAACTGGAAGGAAAACAGCATTGGTGGCCGTAAGGATCTAAAGCTGTTAGTGCTCGAGGAACAATTCGAAAATAGTGAAGATGAGTTTGGGCATGATACAAAGACGGTTCACCGTGTTTTATCTATGGTTGATGGTGCGCTAACTGTACGGTTATTTGATGGCTCTGTTGAAGAAGATAAAACGCCAGATCTCGGCGGTAATCAGCTATCTTTCACGCCGTTTGTTTTCTGTGGAACGACCGATAATTCTCCACAAGTTGGAACGGTACCATTGCTTACCATGGCCAAGGCAGCACTCAAGTATTACCAGCTAAGTGCGGATTATTACCAGTCACTTCACCATACAGCTCATCCGCAGCCTTGGATTAATGGACTTGAGGGTGATGAAGATATTAGCGTTACTGGTGTGATGGCTGTCTGGAGCCTTCCTAGTGAATCTCAGTGTGGTTATCTCGAAATTTCAGGTAGTGGCATTGAACTCACTAAAAAGGAAATGGATGCTCAAAAGAATTCGGCATTAGAAGCTGGAGCAAAGGTGATTGATACCAACTCACAAGAATCAGGTGAAGCACGACGTGCGCGTCAGGATGACCAACAAGCAAGCCTACATAGCATTGTCACTTGTGCTGCTGCAGCTATTGAACAAGCTATCAAATATGCAGCTCAGTGGTTAAAGCTGGATTCAACAAAATATGCATTTACGGTTGAACCTGAATTTATCGTTCAGCAATACGATATCAATCTGGCCAAACAACTTTATGAAGGTGCTATTGCCGGAAAGAACTCTTTCCGCACATATTGGGAATACCTGATGACAGGTAAATTACCAGCTCACGACTATCAGGAAGAAGTGAAGCGGGTTGAAGGTGAACGGGACAGTATGCCGTTGTAGAGGTGACGTATGGCTTCAAAAGAAGATAAATCATTGATTGAAGTACTTACCCAACATCAGGCGTACTTATATCGGGTGTCTTCTCAATCTGTTAATGAGCTACTAAAAATCTTTAATGATGAGTCAATATTAATGTTGGCAAAGCTTCGGGATTTGCTTGATGAATTAAATGATTCTGAAAAGATGGCTCTAGCAAGTGGACAGTACACTACAACTAATCTTAAAGAAATTCGTGATCTGATTGCTCAGTGGTTTATAGGACTAAATACTGCATTACCTGAAGCTTTCGCAGTTTCTGCTACTGCCTTGGCAGTATATGAAGCCAATTATACGGCGAAGCTATATGGTGGCAAGATCAAAAAGCCAAATGGTGAAAAGCTTTATGCAGCAGCTAAAAAAGTACCGTTGGTGGGAGGAGCACTGGTTGATGAGCTGCTTTCTAAGATTGCTGAAACTGCACGCCAAAAAGTTGAGTATGCCATTCGGGATGGTATCAACTCAGGTAAAACAAATCAGGAAATAGTTCAGCGCATTCGCGGCACCAAGCGGCTTAATTATGAGGATGGGCTTCTAAGTAGCAGTAAGACTGATATCGACCGTACGGTGAGAACAGTTCGTAGTCATGTAGCCAATCAAGCTTATCTCAATAGCTTTAACCAGATTGGCTTTGAATACGTAAGACTGGTAGCAACTTTAGACGGAAGAACTTCAAAACTTTGCGCAACTCTTGATGGTTCCGTATGGGAGATTAACGATCCGGCAAAGCGCGTACCGCCGTTGCATCCTAATTGCCGAAGTATTCTGGTACCTGTAGAGAAAGACGGGAAATTAGTTGGTGAACGGCCATTTGTTATGGACGAACGTCGAGTTAAAGACATCCCGAAAGAAGAGCGTAGCCAGTTAATAGGGCAGCTAGATGCCAATACTACGTTTAGAGAGTTCTTCAAGAAGACAGATGATTTCTTTCAAAGAGAATGGTTGGGGCCGAAACGTTACAAGCTCTATAAGGAAGGAAAATTTGATTTTGATAAGTTCTTCGATCCAGAGGGGCGGTTATATACATTGGACCAACTTCGAAAGTTGGATGAGCAAACCTTTAAGGAGTTGGGCTTATGAGTGAGTCAAGACATTTAGTGCTAAAGCGTCACCCTACTTTGAAAGGTTATCTGGTTATTTGTGATGAAGAAACTGGACAACCACTAGCTGGACAAAGAGCAGTACAGATGAATTCTGATGCCTTAAATGGACCTGCAACAATTACTGTAACTTTTGAAGCATATGGTGCTCATGGTGTTCGCTTACTGACTGATGAACCAAGGCCGACTCAAACAAAGCAAATGTAGCGAAAGGTACTACAAATGTCTGAAAAGCAAATCAATATGTCGGATGCTCAATATATTCTGAGCACAAAATTAATTCTGGTGCCATTTCTTCAAATTAAGATTTCAAGAGCCATGGCAATTTATGGTTTTACTTTTGAAAGATTAAAAGCGATTGCACTCATCAATTAGAACTTAATTTTTAACCTTAGCACCTTCGGGTGCTTTTTTTGTGAGAAGAAAATGATCAAAGAAGTAACAGAGCAAGAGTTAGCTGAAAAGTCTGTGGCACCCCGAGTAACTAAAGCGCAAATTGATTCATTGATGGAGCGTGTTACATATACGGTTGAGCAACGCCCCGGTGGCACGACATCTACTTTTGTCCATGCATTTTTAGATGGAAAGTTTTTCCTAGCAACGGGTTTTAGTGCATGTGTGAATGCTGAAAACTTTGATGCTGAAATTGGTGAGCGTATGGCTCGTGGAAATGCAGAAAAGTCAGCTGAAAATAAACTTTGGGAGCTAGAAGGCTACCGTTTATTTGCAACAAATTACTAAGTTTTCAATCGAAATTTAGCGTCCTTAGGGGCGCTTTTTTAATGCCTTGAGATAAGTCTTTACCCAATCAAACGAGAGGTTTGAACATGTCATTGCCATTTATTGTTGATTCACTTGATGCAATCAAAGAAGAACACCGAGCTTTATATGTCGAGGAAAACGGGAAGTTTCGCCTCGACTTAGAAGGTTATGAAGATCCAAAAGGTTTGAAATCTGCACTTCAAAGCGAGCGAGATGCTGCTAAGAACGCAAAGTTGGAACTTCAAAAACTTCAGAAACAATTTGAAGGGATTGATCCTGAAATTGTTAAAAAAGTCTTTGCTCAAATTGACCAGGATGAAGAGGCCAAATTAATCGCGGAAGGCAAGGTTAACGAAGTGATTCAGAAGCGTACCGAGAAGATGCGTGAAGAACATGAAAAGTTACTGAAGGCTGAAAAAGAACGTGCTGATAAAGCCGAAGCATATGCCGAGAAATTCAAGAAATCAGTGGTACAGAGTCAAATTGTACAGGCTGCTATTGAACTTGAAGCATTGCCAGAAGCGACTCCTGATATCGCCTTTTTAGCTCAGTCAAAGTTTGCATTAGATGAAAACGGCAAAGCTGTGGCAGTTGATGAAAACGGGGAAGTAGTCATTGGTAAAGACGGCCAGACACCGATGACACCAAAAGAATGGGTTGAATCTCTACGCGAGCAAAAACCGTATTACTGGCCTAAGCCTAATGGCATGGGCGCACCTGGTAGCAACAATTCAAAAGGTCAGCCAGACATTCTCAAAGCAGATGGCTCGGTAAATATGACCAAATTGGCGCAATTACGAAATGAAAACCCGCAACTAGCTAAAGAACTAGCGGCAAAACACGGTATTAAACTTTAAGGAGTAAAGCCTAATGGCTGAGACAAAAATTGCTGATGTAATCGTACCCGAGTTATTCACTCCGTACGTATTAAATAAAACTGCTGAAAAGTCTGCATTATGGCAGTCTGGCATTGTTGGGGATTTAGATGTAGATGTAGCTTTCGGAACAGAGGGTGGTACAACTGTAAATATCCCATTCTGGAATGATTTAAGTGGTGAGTCAGAAGTACTTTCAGATTCAAAACCTTTATCTGTAAATAACATCACTTCAGGCAAGGACATTGCGATTCTTCATGCACGTGGTAAAGCATGGGGCGCTAATGATTTGGCTAAAGCATTATCTGGTGACGATCCACTTGGTGCGGTTGGTGATCTGGTGGCAGATTACTGGTCGCGTGAGTTTCAAGGTTTTACCGTAAACACCCTTAAAGGTGTATTCGGGGCGGCCAGCATGACAGGAAATACTCACGATATTTCTGCTGGAACTGGAGCTGCCGCTGTAATTGATGGTGTATCTTTTGTTGATGCTTCTTATAAGTTGGGTGATGCCGTAGATAAATTAACGGCTATTGCAATGCACTCGGCAACCATGGCGGCTTTAGCTAAGCAAGGCTTAATCGAAACTGTTCGAGATGCTGATGGTGTGGTTCTCTACAAAACCTTTATGGACCGTCGTGTGATCGTTGATGATGGTATGCCCGTTGAAGGTGATGTCTTTACCTCATTCTTGTTTGGCCAAGGTGCGATTGGTTTCCAAGATATTGGCGCACCAGTTGGTGTAGAGACTGACCGTGATAGTTTAGCGGGAACTGACATTCTTATTAACCGCCGTCACTTTGTACTACATCCTCGTGGCATTAAATGGGCAGGTGCGACAGGTATTGCACCTAATAATGCCGGTCTTGCTACAGCCGATAACTGGGAACGTGTCTACGATCCTAAACAGATCCGTATTGTGGCATTCAAGCACAAGATCAAATAACAAAAAGGCGGGTAATACCGCCTTAACTATTTGGAGATCCACATATGGGACTTTCATCATTTAACCGTGCACGGGAAAGACAACAAATGACAGAAACTAAAATTGCTGAACTCGAAAAACAACTGGCAACTTTGAAAGGTGAATTCATTGCCTTCCAAAATGATCCTGAGGCAATGAAAGCACGTATTGCTGAGCTTGAATTGGGTGAAGGAAAACAAACGCCAGATGGCGAAAATCAGCAAGATCAAGGTAACCAAAACCCTGGTGATGACCAGGTGCAGTCTATTAATTATGCCGGACTTAAAGTTGATGAGCTTCGAGCTGTACTAACTGAAAAAGGCATTGCATTTGAACCAGGCGCTAAAAAAGATGAACTTTTAGCATTAATTCCGAAGGAATAATTCATGAGCTTTATCACTGAACAAGAAGCGATAGAACATGTTGAAGGCTTTGATGCTTTATCTGCCAGTGATAAGGCTCAATACCTTCAGATGTCAGAAGCTTATCTATTAGCACGTAACGTTAAGCCTTATGAAGATGCTACCCAAGTACCTGAACCTTTAAAAATGGCCTCCTATCAAATCATCAAGGGCATTATTAAAGGTGATCTATATCAAGGGCAAGAACAGGCACTAAAACGTAAGAAAGTCAAAGCTGATACGGTTGAGACCGAAAAGGAATATCAGGACGGATCAGTAAAGCTTAGTGCGATTGAGCAATTCATTCTTGATTTGATTAAGCCTTACAGCAAACGAAAAGCTGTATTTTTTGTCAGGAAAATCTAATGAGTTTACGTGACGAAATTCAGGCAGATATTGCTGAAGCATTTAATGATGATTTAGCGGACGCCGTTCATTCATTTACTTGTGACCGGATCTCAAGAAAAGATTGGGATCCTAAAACTGAAACTTATGTCGAAGTTAAAGAAAACTATTCTGGTCGTGGCGTTCTGTTTGGCTCATACAGTCACTATGAGATTCAGACGCTTGGAGTACTGGCCACAGATAAAAAGGCTACAGTGCTACAGAATGAAATTACCAAAGAGCCAATGATTGATGATGAGTGGTTAACAGCCTTAGGTTCATTCCGGGTAATTCATATTCAACAGGATCCAGCTAGCACAATATGGAAATGTCAGCTTCGAAAAGTGTAGGGGCTAAAATGGTTAATCCTGATTATGTTCCTGAATGGTATATCTCGCCTTTTCAACATGTGCAGTACACGCTTGCTCGAAATCAACTACACATGGATTTGTTATTTGAAGATATGGATAAGGCCGATCAATTTTTGGATATGGGGGCAGATGCTCAGGTTAGTTCTTATTCAGACGGCGCTTATGCAATTGTCCATATCGGGGATACGTCAGATAAAGATCAAATTCAAGTTTATGGATTGCTTTTACATGAAGCTATTCATGTTTTGCAGTTTGTGAAACGGCGAATGGGTGAGCGCGATCCGAGTGTTGAGTTTGAAGCTTATTCAGTTCAGGCGATCGCTCAAGACCTTTTTAAAATGTATGAAGAAAGCGAGGTGAATGATGGGATGGAAGGGGAAAAAGCCAACTGAATTTAGTTTTGATGTGGCTAAAACAGCAGAGGAAAAGGTAAAGAAAATTACAATGGATGCTGTTCAGTCTTTAGTGGTTTCAAGTCCTGTTGATACTGGCGCTTATCGTGCTTCGCATATCGTTTCAATTGGATCTGGTGATTATGGTGTCCGTGGACCTGAAACTAACCCAATTCAAGATGCTGCTATTCAAGCTGTAAAGATTAAATTGGGTAATTTAGTCTATATACAGAACAACCAGCCTTATGCTGAGCGCTTGGAAAACGGTTGGTCCGATCAAGCGCCGCAAGGTATTTATGGCCTCACGTATAACTTTATTTCTCAAAAGTACGGTGGTTAAGATGGCAATGACTTTAGAGCAAACAAGGCAAGCTATTATTGATCGCATGCAAAGCTTTAGAGGTATTACTCAAGACAGAATCCAGTATCCAAATTTACCAGGCTTTACGGTGCCTAAGGAAGGTTTGTGGTGTCGCTTAACGATTGCGGGCGGTCCAAGTTTTATTTCAGGCATTGCTGATAATCCTTGTACACGCCGTACCGGTAATATTATGGTCCAATGCTTTGCTCGTCCCAATTCAGGAATAATGGAAATCACAAAACTGAGTGATGCTTTGCTTGCCCATTTTGAATATTACTCAATCGATCATCTAGAATGTTTGCAAGGACAATCAATTTTTGTCGGCCAAGATGCTGATTTCATTCAGTATAATGTGACCATTGGGTATAAGGTGAATTGATATGTCATGTATGCTGACTTTAGAAGAAATCGAAATTAAACGGCAAGAACTGGAAAGACATCTTGAAGATGTTATGTCTGTTGAGTTGAGCAAATGGCAATCTGAAAACAAGCTATGTGTTTCTGATGTGAATATACGCTTGGCTAATGTTGACAGCCTCGGAGGACCTAAACATAACGTTGTTACTGGAGTAAGTGTCGATTTAGATAATGAGCTTTGAGTTCAAGAAAAAGCTACTGCAAGGCGATTATTTTTAATGACCTCAGCATATTATCATTTGTGATTACATTCTGTTACAGTAATAGAAATTTATAACAAATGGTAAAACATGAAAAAATCAACTTTAGGCTGGGGTGCCGCAGGATTAGTAGCTTTAGGGATTTTTGGTTCAGGCAATGATAACTCTCCAAAAAAACTTCAAATTCAGAAAATGCACAGAGTGCAGTAGAGGAAGTTATCGAATCAAAATATATCAACACTAATTCTTTAAATATTAGAGATAAACCAAACGGTCACGTAGTAGGAAAGTTAGGACGTGGAGAAAAAGTTGATATTTATGAGACGAAAGGAAACTGGGCACGTATTTCCTTAAATTCCTCATCACCTCAGTGGTTATCAACAAAGCTATTATGTGAAACGGATGGTTGCTTTAAACAAAAGTCTCGATCAACCACGTCAAATAATTATCAGGCCTTAAAATCTCATCCTCATCATTATGAAAGAAAACAGAAAAAAACCTACTACGATAGTGATTGTTCATGTGCTGTGGTGGATTATTGCGTGGGTCCTAGAGGTGGGCACTACTGTATTACGAGTGGAGGAAACAAGAGATATAAACCTAGATATTAACTAATTTGAATTATGAGACCTCCTTTTTGAGAGGTATTTTATGTCTTATTCACTACCACCTCATCGGTGGTTTTTTTATGTCTATAGGAATCACTTATGAGCAATTTTGTTTTTAAGCGTGGTGACACTTTCAACTTAAATCTTCAGCTAGTTGATATGGATGAAGCCCTGCAATATCCACCAGATGATGTACGCCGTGCAATTGATCTAACCGGTTATACATTTACTTCACAGATTAAAGCTTTGGCTGATGGAGCAGCTGTGGCTACCTTGACTTGTGCTGCATTAAATCAAAGTACACAGAAGGGATGGCTGAATATTAAATCAGGTGCAAGTACAGCAGCTTGGCCTTTAGGTCTGTGCCAGATGGATATTAAAGCTGTTGTAAGTGGAGTCACCCAGCACACGGATACTCTGATTTTCCAAGTGATTGATGGGGTAACAGCATAATGGCAAATCTTGTTTTTAAATTTAATTGGGATCATCGGCCATTCCCATATAACTCGGCTCAGGGAAAACGGCAATTCATGCTGCCTTTTGCGTCAGGTATTCCCAATCTGGCACCCAACTTTTCTCAAGTAGTTGGTACTGCAGCTATCTCTCAAGGTGGAACGGGGGCAACTACAGCGGCTAGTGCACGAGCTAACCTAGGCGCAGCTGCAAGTGGGGTAAATAGTGATATTAGTGAGCTTAAGGGACTTACAACCCCTTTATCAATTTCTCAGGGAGGATTAGGAGCTGATAATGCACAGACAGCTAGAATGAATTTGGGGTTAGGAACTGCTGCTGTACTAGCGTCAACAACAAGTCAATATGATCCTACGCCGGGAAGAGCACTAAGAGTCGGTGATTGGGGGATGGGGGCTGAAGGGTCTCGTGCATCTGATATGGTTGCTCCTCTTAATAATGGTTTTTTTCGAACAGATGACACTTTAACAAATGATACTGGTAATAGTATCGGTCCTTATGGTTTCTTTTTACACTGTACCCGACGCTCAATGGGTGCATATACAGATGGAAGCCATTCATTTCAGCTTGGGAAAGCAGCGTCATATTCTGTACTGAAATATCGATTTAATAATAGTGGTACTTGGTCTAATTGGTTTAATTTATTAACTGCACAAAATACTACAACTGATGGAAATGGTTTTATTAAAGCAGCATCACCTATTGTCAAGTTGTTTAATGATCATATTGAACTCAATGACGAAGCTGAAAGGCAACCAATCACTTTCGATAAGTTGGGTACTGGTGATTACTTAGTGAAAGGCTCATTAGGTTTTGCTCAGGAAGGCTGGTACATCGAAGTGCCTAAAGATGCTAATGGCAATACGGTAGTAGCAGTTGAATATTCAACATTAGAAAACGGCGATCTTTCAATTAAAACTTATAAACGTAAGTTTGATGTGGTAAAGGCAGCCATTGTAGCTGATCTCGAAAATCCACTCGATATTCCAGAAGGCCGCTGGATTGATATCCGTCTGCATGAAGAACCTGAGCCGGAGCCTGATGAGCCATTGAGTGAAACACCAGTGGATTTCCAGCCGACTAACTTATCTCAGGCAGTTGCTGCAGCAATGAATGGTGTAGAACCGCCCGAAATCTCAGATACAAACGAAACACTTTAATAACCCGCTAACTCAGCGGGTTTTTTATTGCCTAAATTTTGGAGAACCATAAATGAGTTCAGGCGCAAAAATTCGATTATATGCTTGTGAAGAAGCAGTCTTGGGGACGACACCAGCAAACCCGATCTGGTATACCGTTCGAAGAGTAACAGATGGCTTATCAGAAAACGTATCTACTGAAGAAAGCAGTGAAGTAGTGGATTCACGCTATCGACAAGGCGGGGTAGTTACTGAAGCCGAAGTGGCAGGGCAGTTAGAGTTTGAATTATCACTTGGTACCTTTGATTTGTTCTTAAGTGCTTTAGCATTCAATAACTGGGCGACAAACAGCTTAACAATTGGCGGTGCTGTTCGAAAATCATTAACGTTAGTTAAGGTTTTTGAAGATATTGGGCAGGTGTTTATTTACCGTGGAGTTCAGGTCAATTCTGGTGAAATTACTATCCAGACTACAGGAAAGATCACTGGTAACTTTGGTCTTGTAGGTAGCTCATTTACTAGACAGCAAGTCAACCCTGTTGTAAATCCGGTGGCAGCTTCAACACGACCACTGGTCAGCATGCCAAACGTTGAAAACTTGCTAGTTAATGGTCAGTCTATTCAAGGTAAAGCGTGTCTACAGTCTCTTACCATTTCTATCAATAACAACCTTGAAGCAATCCGTTGTATCGGTTCGGGTAAGTACACACCAGAGTTCTACATTGAAAAAATGATGGATATCGAAGCAAATGCTTCATTCATGTTCTCGGCCACAGCTGCTGGTTGGATTGATGCAATCAAAACCCGTGATGTGTTTACACTGACCTTCGACATCAGAGACAGCAAAGGCAGTAAATACTCGTTTAACTTCCCTCAATTAGAAGTCATGGAAGCCAATCACCCGGATGGCGGTGGTGATGACATCATTACTGTAGATATCAACTTTGCCCAAGTTCGCACAGCGCCAACAATTGTACGTGCTCTTGTGTAATCAACTTATTCAGTAACAAAGCCTATGGAATCCCATGGGCTTTTTTATTTCTAAAAATTAGAGGTTGCTATGGCTTTAAAAGTCGGAATTATTAAAAGCTCGGACGTATCAAAATGGTGCGAATACAAAGGTGCTGATGGAGAGGTACAGGCAGAATTTAAAGTCCGTGGTATCGCTTATAAGCCTTTTCAGGTAGCGATTGAACGAGCAGGAAACCAGATCTCGTCTAAAGGCTACGATGTAATGGTCAAAGATGAAGATGCCAAGCTTTATCACGAGTTGTTAATGGATGCATGCGCCGCCCACTTAATCGAAGACTGGAAAGGTGTGGTATTTGCCGAAATCGTAGACGGTAAAACGGTTGAATCTGAAAAGCCCTATACACCTGAGAATGCCTCAAAGCTTCTTAATCTTGGTGATATTGGTATTTCAATCTGGCTATTCATTAAAGAACAGGCCCAGAAGATTCAGGAAGAAGCCGACAAGGACAAGGCTTTAATTCTGGGAAAGTCATCGAGCTCTACAAATACCAAAAAACGTATGCGTCGAAAACGCCGCACGAAATCGAGCAAATCAAGTTCTTAGGTGGCCGTATTCCGGATCCGCCAGAATATTCGTATGCGGCTGACTCTATTCTTTCGGCATTTAGTACTATTGCCAGATCCCGACGATATGAGCAGGGTATCCCGTTATCTTTAGATCAGCAGGCAATCAATGTCTATGCAGAGCATAATGATTTGCCAGTGGCTGCTCATATCTTTAATGACTGTATTTTTGCATTGGATAACTTGTTTTTAGATGAAGCCCATAAAAAAATAAATTCCAAGTCCTCAAAAAAGTAACCCTAGAGTTATTTACATATAATAACTCTAGGGTTATTATTATCTCATCAAGTTAATAAGGGATTGGTGTGAAAAGTCTGGATTTAATCAAAATGATTGAAGCAGATGGTTGGTATGAGGTTAGGGTTTCAGGAAGTCATCATCACTTTAAACACCCAACCAAAAAGGGGTTAGTTACAATCCCACATCCTAAAAAGGATTTACCAAACGGAACTGTTAAAAGCATTTTGAAACAAGCGGGTCTAAATTGACCCGCTGTTTCCCGACTTTAAATACTATATCCCTTACAACTAATCATAACGCAGTGGGCGATATGTTTATGCCAAGGGCATGGAGTGTTGAGATGTTATATCCAATTGCAATTGAACGAGGATCAGATACTGAGGCATTTGGTGTCACTGTTCCTGATATTCCAGGTTGTTTTAGTGCTGGTGACACACTTGAAGAAGCTATTGAGAATGTTAAAGAAGCTATTTCAGGCCATTTAGAAATATTGGCTGAAGATGGTGAGGAAATCCCATTAGCTTCCGAACTAGTTAAATTTGTCGATGATCCTGAATATAAAGGAATGATCTGGGCGGTTACCGAAGTTGATGTTAGTCGTTATCTGGGTAAACCAGAAAAAATCAATGTTACTTTACCAAGCCGTTTGATTCGTAAAATTGATGAGAATGTAGGTAAAGGTAAGAGATATACTACTCGATCGGCTTTCTTGGCTGCTGGTGCTGAAAAACTTTTACATGCATAGCCTGATTTAAAAGACCACCTTCGGGTGGTTTTCCTTTATGTGACATTTAGTAACCAGTTTGTTAAAGTTAAAACAACTTATAACAAATGGTGAAAATTCATGAAAAAATTATTAACTGCATGCTTAATTAGTTTGGGTTTAGTTGGATGTGCAACAACATCTGGAACTGCCCCGAAGGTTTCAACGAGTGGTTTTGATGGGTCAAAAAGAGTTTCAATTGATGGACATGGTGTTGCATGTGATCAAATGGTTTGTCCATTAATTGGTGCTATTTGGTCAAGTAATAGTCCTAATCTTGTTGGTTTAAAGATCTCAGTTATAAATAGTATTGTTGCTATTAATTCTGTTGATTTGAATGTGGATGGGGAAATAATTAAATTAAGAGAAAGTACACTAACTGATTTTTCTAATGACATAGTTCTAGAATCTAGCAAGGTTTTTGTAACCGACTTATCTACTGTTGATAAAATTCTCAACTCAAAAAGAGCTTGGATTCGAGTTAATACTAGCAAGGGACTAATCGAAAATCCGATTATTGATGGTTCTAAGGATAGTAAGGCTTACCACGCATTAAAACGCTTTAAAGATCAAGTAAATACTGTTAAGTAAAGCTTTGAAGTAAGTAAAAGAAATGAAACCCGCGCAGGCGGGTTTTTTTATTGCCTAGAGGAAAAGTAAGATGGCACAAGAATCCCGTTTGGTCATTGTTATTGATTCGCAAAATGCTGAACGTAATGCGCGTAATCTAGGCAATGAGCTCAATAGCATTGAGCGTAAAGGTGAATTTGCATCTAAGTCTATGGACAGCTTGTCTGTAGCCACCAGAGCTTTAGCTGGACACATGGCTGGTTTATTAACAGTAGGTTCAGCCATTTCAAAGATGGATACATATACTGGATTACAAAATCGCCTTAAGTTAGTCACTAACAATCAAGTTGAACTAAATAAAGCAACGGAAGACACTTTCCGAATTGCTCAAAAAACCTATTCAGCATGGGATTCTGTTCTACAGGTCTACCAGCGTTTTAGTGATAATGCCAAAACTTTAAACCTCACAATGGATGACACAGCACGTTTAACTGAAACAGTTTCTAAAGCTGTAGCAATTAGTGGTGCAAGTGCAGAAGCAGCTGATGCAGCTTTAGTTCAATTCGGGCAGGCTTTGGCTAGTGGAACGTTGCGTGGAGAAGAACTTAATTCTGTAATGGAGCAAACCCCAGCACTAGCAAAGGCTATTGCTAAAGGTATGGGTATTACTGTAGGTGAATTACGTTCAGTAGCAGCTGAAGGAAAAATTACTTCACAAGAAATTGTAAAAGCGCTTAGAAATGTAGAATCTGATGTTGATGCTCTTTTTGCTAAAACAGATATCACAATCGGGCAGTCTCTCACACTCCTAAACAACGAGATCACAAAATTTGTTGGCGAAGCAGGTAAGGGAAGTGGTGCGGCACAGGTATTAGCTGGATCAGTTCAAACTCTTGCAAGTAATTTAGATTTAATTGCTGATGGGGCTTTAGTAGTTGGTATTGGATATATCACTCGTGCAATTTTGATGAAGAGCGCTGCTATTAAAGAGGGAATGGCTTCAACTTTAGCGAGCCGCCAAGCATCTGTATTAAATGCTCAAGCAGAATATGCAGAAGCTACAGCTGCTTTGAATGCAGCAAAAGCTCATCTCGCGAATGTGCGAGCAACAAATGCAGAAACCCAAGCTAAATTTGGAGCAACTGCGGCAGCAACTCGATACGCACAAGCACAGGCAGCAGTAACTGCTGCTACAAATGCACAAACTGCTGCGCAAACACGCCTCTCAGCAGCTTCTTCTTTAGTTGGTAGTATTGGTAGCCGAGCATTAGGACTTATCGGAGGTCCAATTGGAGCAATTACCTTAGGTGTATCCGCTCTGGCTGCAACTTACACTTATTTTAAAGGTAAGGCAGAAGAAGCGAATAGAACTCTCGCTGAACAAGCCGAAGTGGCTAACCGTACTGCTGAAGAATTAAAAGGCTTAAAAGGTGAGGCAAAAACCAAAGCTATTAATGACTTAACAACGGCTTTTAAAGCTCAAAATGAGGAGTTGAAAAAAACAGAAATGGCTGTTGGTTCAGCTTTAATTGATATTCAAAACTACGGTAAAGGTAATGTTGAACTTACAAGGATTTCTAATGAAGCTCGATTGGGCACGATTAGCTACAAGGAGGCTATGGAGCAACTTGCTAAGCAGAAGTTACCCCCAAGCTTAAGAGATGCATTGAAGGAGCAAATCGACAAATATAATGAAGCTTATGAAAAGGCTGATAAGACCAAAACAGCCATTAAATTGCTTGGTATTGAAGTTACTTTAACGGGTAACAAAGCACAAAATGCAGCAATTGAGCAGCAGAAACATGCTGATGCCATCAAGAATACAAAACAGGCTGCAGATGAGGCTCAAAAGTCCTTACAGAAAATGTATGCAGATAAATTGTGGGATACGCAATTTGTCGAGATAGTAATGAAAAAGGGTTTTTCTGAGTCTCAGGCTAATGATTTACTGAAGCTTTATAAAGATTCATTAGCTAAGGGTCTTAAGGCAGCAGACCGAGAGGCTATGAAAGCATTAACGGATACTTGGAAAGCAGAAGAATCAATCAAAGCCATCACGGATGCTAGAACTGATTCAATACGTGAGCAAAACAAGGAGCTTAAAAATCAGCAAAAAGTACTAAATGTAAATGCGAAAGTCCTAGCAAATGCTTCAAAATTCGGCTTTGCAGATCTGGAGTCTAAATACAAACTTCCATCAGGAACATTATCCGCGATTCATATGATCGAATCTCGAGGTAATGCAAAAGCCTATAACAAAGAAACCGGAGCCACTGGTGGATTTCAGTTTCTCGAAGGTACTGCCAAGCAATATGGCGTAAAAGACCGCACTGATTTAGCACAATCTGCTGAAGGTGCCGCTAAGTACATGTCTTATCTTTTGAAGCTTTTTAAAGGTGATTTAGAAAAGGCTGTACGTGCATATCATGCAGGTGAAGGCAATGTAATGAAGGGTAAAGGTATTGGTAAAAATAATAATCAATACTGGAAAGACTATCAAAGTTACATGGCTGGTATTAATGGCTATTCTGCTGGTGATATCTCATCAAAAGACTTTGATAAGCTTATTCAAGATACCACTAAAATGGCCGAGGAGCAGGCAAAACTTCGTCTTCAATTAGAGAATGAGGTTGCTAATCAAGTAACAAAGATTAGGTATGATCTGGCCAAAAAACTTGAGGATGTTGATAAAGCTAACTTTAGCCCAGAACGCAAGGCCGAAATTAAAGCAGAACTTCAAGCACGTGCAGATAATGATATTGCTATTGCTGAGCAAGCTACAAAGACTAAGCTTGATTCATTCCGAGACTACACAAAGACGGAAGAGCAAATATTAAAAGATAGCTATGCCAAGCGTCAGTTTGAGGCCGAGCATGACCTAGATTTAACTAAAGATCAGCGTAAAGAGGCTGTTGATCTATTAGCTCAACAATTAAAGCAAGAACTTGGGTTAATGCAATTAGCTCAGGAACAGCGTTTATTTCAGGCACGTTTATCATTGCTTTCTGAAACCCAAGCCATGCAGGAACGTTACAGACTCGAACGGGAGGAAATTCTTAAGAATACCAAGCTTTCTATAGAAGAGCGGCAAAAGCTAATCGCATTATCTAAAGCCAATCAGGATAAAGAGACACGCGATAAAGTGAATAATGCTGCTCAAAACTGGGGTGGTATCCAAGCGGATATGAATGGTACCGGAGAATTTTTCAGACAGGATCAGGAACGATTTAGCCGTTTAAATGCTGCAAATGATTTAGCAGATAGTCAATTTGCTGCTACTGATCTGAATGAACAAAACTCTTTAGATGGTCTTGATGCTCAAATGGAAGCAGGACTCATTAAACAACAGGATTACGAAAATCAGAAAACAGCTATCATTCAAGCTGCTCAGGACCAACGTAATCAGATTGCTGCTGAACATGCAAAGAATGTTCAGGATATTGAAGATAAATATCAGCAAGATCGTTTGAACACCCAAATTGCATTTGGTGGCCAAATGATGGGTTCACTTACATCGATGTTTGGTTCAATGTTTGGAGAGCAATCTAAAGCATATAAGATCATGTTCGCCGCTGATAAAGCTTATGCCATTGCAGCTGCTGGTATTGCGATTCAGCAAAATATTGCAGCAGCTTCAAAAGCTGGTTTTCCTCTTAACATTCCATTAATTGCTGGAGCTGTTGCACAGGGTGCAAGCATCATTGCAAACATCCGGGCAATCAAAGATCAAGGTTTTGCTGAAGGTGGTTATACAGGTCGAGGTGGGAAATATCAGCCTGCAGGTATTGTCCATAAAGGAGAGGTGGTCTGGTCCCAAGAAGACATTAAAAGATGGGGCGGAGTTGGTTTAGTTGAGAAAATGCGTAAGAGTGCAAACCCTGAAGCTTTTCTCAATAACAATGCCTCGGCAGATAGTGTCATGCGCCGTGCAATGATGAGCTCTAATGCCTTTTTAGAAAGCCAAAAGCAATCTGATATCTTTAATCAACCGGCTCAAGATACTCAGATTATCTATAAGGGTAATAGAGACACACCTAAGTTAGCTTCTTCGGCAAATTCTGACTTATTCCATGATGGCAAGGTCTACTTCTCATCCAATGGTTTAGTTCAAGATCGTTCAAATCTGGATGATGTTCAGGATTTTACTTTAGGACGTACTTCACGCCCTCAAGCTGAGATTATGCCTTCAATTGAACCTTCTACACCGACAATCAATTTCAAAATTGAAGTGATTAATCAGGTGAGTGGGGCGACAGTTGAAGCCGAACAATGAACCGTACCGGGTTTGTCGGAGAGTCAATATTCTGAGAGACTATCCCGATGACAAAACCAAACTATACCCCCGAAATTAGAGAAAGAGCGGTTCAATTACTAATTGAATCTGAAAAAGATTATCCTTCTACTTGGGCAGCAATCACAGCTATTGCTCCTAAAATCGGTTGTACTCCTGAAACATTGCGTGTTTGGTATTTAAAGCATCTGGATCAACTAAATCCTGCCAAAGTACAACAGATATCTGACCAAGAAAAAATGAAGCAAATGGAACGTGAAATTAAAGAATTAAAACGTGCCAATGAAATTCTACGCAAAGCAGCCGCTTTTTTCGCCCAGGCGGAGCTCGACCGCCCACACAAATAATGGTGGATTTTATCCATAACAATAAAGATCGATATGGTGTTGAAGCGATTTGTAGAATTTTACCGATTGCACCTTCAACCTATTACCGAACTTTAGATCTCACTGACAATCCAGAACATCGAGCGAAACGAGATCTACATGATGAGTATCATGCTGAACAAATTAAACGAATTTGGAAAGAAAGTTCAGGTCGATATGGTGTACGTAAAGTTTGGCAAAAATTGAAACGTGAGGGTTATGTTATTGCACGTTGTACAGTTGCTCGATTGATGCAAAAGCTAGGTATACAAGGTGTTTGGCGTGGTAAGAATAAACAAACCACCCGTAACCGAGATGACCAAAAACGGGCAGATGATTTAGTGAAACGTAATTTTAATGCTGATCATCCAAACCAACTATGGGTGGGTGACTTTACGTATATTCAAACTCATTCAGGCTGGGTATATACCGCATTTGTTATTGATGTGTTCTCACGAGCAATTGTTGGATGGAAAGTATCTACACGGATGAATACAGATATGGTGCTTGATGCATTAGAGCAAGCATTGCATGATCGAGGCATGCCAAAGAATGTGATTCATCATTCCGACAGAGGTGTGCAATATCTTTCCATTCGCTATACCAATCGTTTAGAAGCAGCAAATTTACGAGCATCAGTCGGTACAACGGGTGATTCATACGATAATGCTCTGGCTGAAACGGTGAATGGCTTATACAAAACAGAGGTGATTGAATATTTAAAAGCAGATTGGCAAGGTTTAGCAGATGTACAACTTGCGACACTAAACTGGGTAGATTGGTTCAATAAAAAGCGTGTACACAGTGCACTGGGTTATGTATCGCCTTTTGAGTTTGAAGCAATGTACTATGATAAGATTAACCCGTTAGGTCAGGTGGCTTAACTTAAATAAAAAAGTCTCCGACAAACCCGGTACGGTTCAGACAGTTGAAGCCGAACAACTGGACGAGCAAACAGTCCGGATCATTGTTAAAGATGAACTGGATAAGCAGCTTCCAAGAACGGTACCTAAGCTTGTAAGTGATCAAATCGCAAATCCAAACTCAACCATTAGTCGGTCTTTGACTGAGAATACGACAGCGAGAAGAAATCGTACTTAATAATTTGAACCCTTTTCGGAGGGTTCATTTTCATAATATTTAAATTTCAAGGTGATAGAGTCTGTTGGCATTAAAATTGATGGTTAAGACATGAAAAAAATAATTGTAATTTCTACAACACTTTTAGGCCTTACGGGATGTGCCATTCCTGCGGTAAATAATCTCGTAAGATCCACAAATATGTATCAGGATGATGTTTCGGGAAATACTGCAAATTTAAGGGTTTATAGAAGTAATATTCCCATGGTGCAGTTCTATATTACTTATCAAAATAATGAGGGTGAAAAAATTTCAAAAAACCTAATAACTAAGCAGATTTCAAATAATTTAACAAAGTATGGCTCTATGCATGAGCCCAAAAAATTAAATATGCCTAAACCCACAATCAGTTTAAATAATGGTGAAGAGTTTTTTGAGTTTAAAGTACCCGCAAATAAGAAGTTAACTTTCAGGCTTACTTCTGTTATTGGGTCAACTACTATGTATAGTTGTGATGTAAAAATGGACTATCAGTTGGAAAGAAATGGAAATTATGAATTGATCCGTTTAAAACAGATCAAAGATTTTGTGAATCCAGCTTTACTGACTGAACCATCTCAAGATGAAGCCTACTGCAAGTTTGTAGTAAAAGAGATTTTTGAAGATGGTAAAGAAACTATTATTAAATCGATTTCTTAATGTTAAATCGTTTTTGTAATTAATTTAAATATCTAAACCTTATTTCATCAAACCACCTTTCGGGGTGGTTTTTTATTACCTGAAGGAAAGTTATGTACAAGTTAAAGCTAAATCCTCAGACCAGCGGCTATGGCGTAACACCGGGTGATGATGTGAAACGTCAGCAGATGGATGGCGGTCGTGGTCGCTATTACATCGATGTGAAACGTAACAGCCACATTGTTGATGTGAACTGGAACTTAAGTAAAACCGATTTCAATAAAATGATGGCTTTCTGGCGGGTCTACCAGAACAAACCAGCCTCATTTTATGCGGATTTGGTGATTGATCAGGGAACACGTCAGCAATATCTATGCAATTTCATTCCAAACTCGTTCAAGACCAATGAAGTCAACGGCAACTTATATCGTGTGAACGCGCAGCTCGAAGTTGTTCAAAACCAGCCTAACCTGAATGCCGATATAGCATTAATTAAAGATTGGGAGGTCTAATGGATAACGAATATGCCAAGTTCTTTTTCAATCGGAAAGTTGATGTCTATCAACTGGAGTGTATTGAGCTATCACATCCTTCTTTTATGAATACTTATCGGGTAGTCCGTAATGATGACCGAGGTGTCTATGTACAACATAAGGAAGGATCCGGTCAGGTCTATTATGAGTTCTTGCCAGTCTCTATACAAAGATCCGGAATGCTTGGTGATCTGGACCAGACATTAACCGTTTCTATCTCTGGTCTAGGTGATGTGATGCCTGATGAGTTTGAACGGGTAATCGAAGGGCAATATCCAGATGTAAAGCCAACCGTAAATTACCGGATTTACAGTTCAGACAATCTGAACTCTCCAATGTTTTATTTACTTGGACTGCAACTCTCAAGTGTCGCCATGAACCATAAAGCTGTGACATTCAAGGCTGAATCACCACGATTAAATACCACTAAAACTGGGGACATTTTTGCACTGGATCGCTTTAGTGGTTTGAAGGGGGCTATATGAAAAGTCATGATCATTTGCTCGATAGGCAATATGACGAGGATCACTACAACTGTGTTCACTTTGTTCATGAAGCTGCAATGGACCTATATGGCATAGATCGGGCTGAAGCGCTTGAACTCTTTATGCAGCCTAAGGGCAAAATTACTTTTTTATCTTCACGGTTAAAACTTTTAAATCCGCTACCCATGCCCAAGGAAGGCTGCATAGTCGCCTTCCATCCGAGACAAAGAAATAAGCCCCCGCATGTGGGGCTTTTTCGTGGGCAAAAGATTCTTCACCTCATGGAAAGCGGAGTCACTTATTTGCCTGAAGAGGTTGTGATGGGAATGGGGTTTAATCGGGTCAGTTATTATGATTAAAGTTATTTATAAAAAAGACGCTTTGTCTGAAGAAAAGACAATTGAGCAGGCTCAAACCATTGGGCAATGGCTCACTTCAAAATATGAACATATGCCTGAGCATGTCCGTATCTTTCATACCACAAGCAATATGGATCATGCGGAAATTTCATTTGCGAACGAAGTCACACCGAAGAATGCTTATGAGTTAAAGCAGCTTGATTTCTTACCGGGCACTTTTATCGTAGTTGAGAACCCTAAATGGGTCGCGGCTATTGTTTCGATTGTGATTAGTATTGCGATCGCATTTTTAATGCCAACGCCATCAATAGCACAAACGACTCAAAATACTAACCAGTCTTCTTCAGCAAACAATGAACTTTCTAACCGGGAAAACAAGATCCGGGTGAATGGTCGTATTGCTGATAACTATGGAGCTGGGTGGAATACTCCCGACCTAATCGCAGTACCTTACAAGGTATATGAAAACAACGTTGAAGTTGAGCATGTAGTGGGCTGTATTGGGCGTGGACACTATAAAATCAATAGAGCTTATGACGGTGAAACCAATATTGTCGATATTGCTGGCGCATCGGTAGAAGTCTTTCGACCAGGTGTAGATATTGTTTCAGGTGAGCCATATTTCTCGCTTGGTACCGAAATTACCACGCCGCCACTAACGGTTCAGCATCAAACTTCTGTTAATGGCCAAGTTTTACGTCCTGCTGATACACAATCTTTAGAAGGTACGAACTACCTTCATTTTGCATATCCAAACGAGATTCTTCGGGCAACGGCAAACAACACAGATTTAACCACTAAGTTTGTAAGTAATGACCGCGTAGAAATCACCAATGCCTCATTCACGTTTAATGGCCAGACTTTTGATTTAAATGGTACTTATAGCGTTCTATCGGTAGCTGATGACCGTATGACGTTATCAAATCCGGCGGCCGTTAATGCTAACTGGTTAAAGCTTAAAGAGTTAAATAACCAACAAACTGCAGCTTTGTCACCAAAGATCAGTTCAATAGGTGAAAAATGGATTGGTCCATTCATTCTGGACAATGTTGAACGTAGCCGGGTGCTGTGTAATTTTGTGGCCACCAATGGACTTTATACCGTTTCTTCAGGTGGGTATCAGGCCGCTGTTAATGTCACGATTGAAGTTGAAGTAACACCGGTAAATGAATCTGGTGCAGCGATTGGTAATCCGATGCTGAAGCAGATCATTTTGAAAGGTTCGGCAAAGTCACGTCAGACCGTTGGTGCAACACTTGATATGGTCACGTTTCAGGGGCGTTGTAGTGTCCGTGCACGCCGTTTAACTCCGACTCCGACAGTCACAACAGTTGTTGATGAAGTAAAGTGGCAGGCGCTTTACGGTGCTTATCCTTTACAAAGCACAGTGTATGAACATGAAACGGTTTTTCGTGCGCGTACTTATGCAACCACTGGAGCTTTATCTGTTAAGTCCCGCAAGATCAATTTTGATCTTCAGCGAATGTTGCCGACTTATAAAAACGGGGCAATGACAACAGAGCTATATCCAACGTCTAGCTTTGCTGATGCTTTGGTATCTATGGCACTCGATGACAAGATTGGCCGCCGTTCGATCGATGAGATTGATCTTGAAAACATCTATCGGACCTATAATGATGTAGTTGATTATTTTGGTACGCCGCTAGCGGCTGAGTTCTGTACTACCATTGATGATACGAATCTATCTTTTGAAGAGCTGGTTACCAATCTTTGTGATGCGGTGTTTTGTACTGCATATCGGCAAAACAATAAGCTCAAGCTTTATTTTGAACGGCCAACTGATAACTCGGTAATGCTGTTTAACTTCAGGAATATCATTCCGGATAGTTACAAGCATGACCTGACCTTTGGCGTGATGGATGACTACGACGGACTGATCTATGAATACACGGATCCGACCGACGATAGCCGTATCAATATCTATTTACCGGATAAAGGAGCCAAAAACCCAAAAGAGGTGAAATCTGTTGGTGTACGAAACAAGTGGCAAGCGCATTTCAATGCATACCGGATTTGGAACAAGATGCGCTTCCAGCGCAAATCCATTACCTTTGATGCGGCACCAGAATCAGAATTACTGGTTTTACGTGACCGGATTGCTGTAGCGGATTATCGCAATGGTATTCATCAAAGCGGTGAGGTGGTACAGCAAGAAGGTTTAGTCCTCACCTTAAGCCATGATGTAGATTTCATTGCAGGCAAGAGCTATGTGATTTATCTGCAAATGGCGGATGGCACAGTGGACCTGATTCCTGTTACACCGGGTTCAGCCAAAAATAAGGTGGTTTTAGGGCGGTTGCCGAACGGGGCCTTAAAGCTAAGTCCTGATGATTTTGTAAATACCATCTATACAGTAGTTAATGATGATACTAAAGGTTCATTGCCTTATCTGGTTGCAAAAAGAGAACCGGTTGACCAGTTCTCTAATACTATTACAGCAATTAATTACGATGAGCGCTATTACCTCAACGATAAAGACTTTATTGACGTGCCGGTTGATGATTCTCCAATTTACATTCGATATGACCAGCTGGATATTAATCTGGCGCGTTTATATCAGATGCAAAGAGGGGATTTGCCAACGACTGGCGAAATCAGTTTTGTAGTTGAATCTGGTGCACTAGTTTCTAGTTCGAGTTCTTATCGACCGGAAACCAGATTTGTCTATAAATTCGACTACAACTCCAGTCCGCCGAAACAGGAATTTATTGCCCCTGCAGCGACTGAACTACCCGCCATTGATACTGGTGAGTTCCCACCTGATCTGGTGGTAAATCTGACTATTAAAGGTGCTGTTGTTGGGCGTGGTGGTGATGGCGGTTTACCTCATTTGGCATTTGGCGCATGGGAGTCCGATCCGGATTACAACTTTACTAAAACCCGACGTGATGGGTTTCAGGGAGCACCCGGTTTATTGAACCGGCACAGCAAACTAAACCTGATTATTGATGGCGGCACTCTAGCTCGAGGTGGATCTGGTGGTGGAGCAACACCAAGCGGTATTTACACTGGGTTGTCTTATGGTGTTCAAGGTATTCCGGGTGGAGCTGGTGCACCATTTGGACGGGTCATGACAGGCCAGCCAATTTCAAGCGACTCACAAGATTGGCGCTGGTATTTTGGAAGTTACTTCAATGTCTTAAAAATTACTGATGCCGAAGCTTCGGTACCCGGAAAAGGCTACCGAACCCAAAATGACCGTTATGGATCCCCATTATCAGGTGATGGCGGAAACTGGGGCGAACGTGGTACCAAGTCTACTAATGATGGAACATGGAACTGGAAATACCATGGCACAACTGAAGGTCAGCCGGGGCCAGGTGGACCTGCAATTGTGGGAGTTGCACCACTGACAACTCAATTGATTAATGGAGGGAAAATCTTACAAACCCTTTAAACCTTATAAGAACTTTGAGCACCCAATTCGGGTGCTTTTTTATTACCTAAATTTTCTGGAGAAATTAATGGAACCAGTTTCCACTAGCGGTTTTACAGCACTTTTAAAATTATATGGGATTGCAATCATGGTGACTTTAGCAGTCGGTTTGGTTGCAGCAGTTGTATTAATGACTCGTATGCCACGCTCACCACAAGAGTGGGCAGTTGGTTTGATCTGTACGGTTGTATCAAGTTTGGCTGGCGGCTCATTCATTATTGTGAAGTGGGGACTTCATGAATGGGTTACTGATGTATGGGGGATGATTGCTCTAGGTGGGTTCTTCTTTGTTTGTGGTTTACCCGGTTGGGCTTTAGTCCGTTGGATTTTTAATTTTATAGATAAACAGGAAGGTAAAACGATCGTTGAAGTGATCAAAGAGTTTAAGAAAGCCAGAAAAGACATTGAAAACAGCTAATGCCGCCTTCGGGCGGTTTTTTACATCTGAAGGAAACCGAAATGAACATTGAACAATATCTGGACGAGTTAATTAAGCGTGAGGGCGGGTACGTAAACAACCCAGCAGATCGAGGCGGTGAAACAAAGTACGGTATTACTGAAGCAGTAGCACGTACTAACGGCTTTAAGGGCAACATGAAAGATTTACCGCTTGATGTGGCCAAAGCCATTTATAAAAAGCAGTATTGGACAGATCCGCGATTTGATCAAGTGAATGTAATTAGCTCGTTAGTTGCTGAAGAGCTTTTAGATACTGGGGTAAATTGCGGTACCGGATTTGCAAAACCACTCTTACAGCGTGCTTTAAATTTGCTGAATAACCAAGGTAAAGCAGGTTGGCCAGATTTAACAGTTGACGGAATTTATGGTCCAGCAACTCTTAATGCACTCAAAACTTATCTGGCCAAGCGTGGAAAAGACGGCGAAAAAGTCCTGGTGCGTGTTCTTAATATCATGCAAGGGCAACGTTACATTGAAATCTGTGAACGCAATCCTAGCCAGGAACAGTTTTTCTATGGTTGGATCGCCAATCGAGTTGTTATATGA